ATTTTCCTTTACAACCTTTAGAATATTGTTTACTCTGCCTACTAGTTCGTCTTTATGACTAATCAAATAGATGTTTTTCTGTCTTTCTCTGCCCATCTTCTTTAGTACACTCAAAGAATTCTCGACACCCTGACTGTCCATACCACTATCAATAAGTTCGTCAATGAATAATAGGTTCAGTCCTTGGTACAATGACTCCCAAACATCACGGAATGCAAAACTCATACCAAGTATTAGCCTATTGCGTTCACCTCTTGACAAGTTATCAAAGTCTAAGTCTTGGCCAAGTTGTGTTATTTCAACGGCTAAGTCGTTTTGGAATGTAACTTGATGAGGTAAGCCTAACTTATCGAGATAATTCGTAAGCCTGTTGTTTAGATATGCAAGATTTTGATCAATAATCTTCTTTCTTATGAAAGAATCTTTGTTTGTTAGTAGTTTTAACAAAAACTCTTGGTGTTCTTTGAAAGTATTCAGTTGATTTATAACTGACCAATCGATATCTTGCAGTGCTGTGTTAGTTAAATCGTCAATTTGTGCCTGATAAGGGTCTTCTTCTTGCTCTTTACTTAGCAATGTATTCTTTAAGTTATCTACGTTGTTTCTATGTTCATATGCTTCACGCATTGTATCATAAAATGTAGTAGGACGACCGTCAATATCACCAATTATACCCAATTCAACAGCGTTATCATCAAATTTATTTTTTATTTCAATAAAATATGCTCTGGCATCGGCTAGATCTTTAGTTTTAGTTGCAAGAATCTCTGCTTTCTTAGTTTCATGTAGTTCTTGACCACATGTATAACAAATAGCATCGTCTAATTCTGCAATGTCTTTAGTAACCTTTTTTACAGACTTGTCTGCACGTTGTAGTGCAGGCTCTAACGTGCTTAATTCTTTTCTAAGAGCCGTTATTTTGTTGTTTAGTTCTTGCCAATTCTGTAATTGTTCGTGATTTTCAAGTTCTTTTTCAATATCTACTTGTTCTAGTTCTTTAATACCGTTTTTTAACTTTTCAATGTCTGTTTTTTGCTTTGTTTTCCATGCAGACTGTCTAGTTCTTAGTGTATTAATACTTTGAGAGATTTTTTCATTAGAAGATTGTATTGCATTAATCTTTAATTGTTCTTCTGTAATGCTATCTTTGGTATATTTGATTTGTTCTTTAAGATTATCTGCCTTTTCTGATAAAATAGTAATACCTAGCAGTTGCTCAATGACTTCACGTTGATCATTTTGTCGCATACTTAGGAAAGGCTCGGTGTATGTGTTCAATGCAACCACGTGCTTGAACATATTGTGACTCATTTCAAGTAAACCATTAATAGAGTCTTGTGTTTTACGGCTATCGCCTTGCGATTCGTCAGTTAAATCTTGTTGTTCGTGGTCGTTTACATAAAATTTTAGTACATTAGGCGATCTTCCACGTTCAATTCGATAACTGTTTCCACCTTTTTCAAAGTTTAGTGTAACCAACATGCCCTTACTATTGGTTTTGTTAATCAAGTTGTTACGCTTGATGTTTGTTAGTGCTTGGCCGTACAAGGCATAGGACAATGCATTGATTATCGTAGTTTTACCTGTACCGTTGCGTGATCCTGAATCATCACCTCCTTGGTCTAAGTTTTCACCAAGCACTAGAGTTAACTGTTCACGGTCAAAGTCAACAGCTTGGGTAACATTACCCACACTCATAAAGTTTTTTACGGTTAAATCTTTAAATTTTATCATTATAACTCTTTGTAAATGTCCAACAGCATCTTTTTATTGAAAGATTCAGAGTCAATTGCAAGAATTTCGTTGCTAACAATTTGATCCACACTCTCAAACTGTGCAATATCAAGTTCTGTTGTAATTTCTTCAATTTGTTTTTGTGGTATTAGTGTAATTTCTCTACATTTGTACTGATCTATAAATGTTTCTTTAATAAAACTTGCTTCTTCGTATGAAATAGGAAGGTCAAGTGTTACCCTCAAGTACATATTAGGTTTGATCAGTGTGTCTTTTTCGTCAATCAACTGAGATAACTTAACTGTACGAAACTTTGGACAGTCTAGCCAGTTGATATACTCTGGTTCTGCATCGTTCTCACGGTCCAGTATCATCATACCACGGTCATCATCCCAAGTATCTGCATAGTTGTGTGGGAAAGCATTACCTATGTAGTGGATCTTGCCCTGCCGTTGACGTTTGTGGAAGTGTCCGCTGAACACATACTCTTGATTCTTGAAGTGTTGTGACTTTAGTTCACCGTGATCTGGCATCTGCACCATAGCATTCATATAGAAACTAGGTAATTCAAAGTGTCCAAACAAATATTTGGCTTGTATCTTCTCTATACGGCGCCATTCATCGCCTACTAACCAAGGAACTAGTGCTACATCTTCTACAACTTGTATTTCGTTAACAACTGTTATACCTGGAATGTGTTTTGCCCATTCGGTGCTTTTAACATCACGTTTATCTTTGTAATACAAATCGTGATTGCCTGCAAACATATAAAAGTTTTCAAATGCTGCACCTAGTTTTTCTAAACTACGAATACCTGCATCCATAGTTGTTAAATTAAGACTATTTCTGTTATGATTCCAGTCACCGCAGAAAATACCAGTCTCGCAACCGTTTTCTTTTGCTGTTTCGATGTACCAGTCTATGAAGTTTTCACAATCTTGGTTATGTACTCGTGAATTACCCTTCATACCAAAGTGTATGTCAGTAAACACTGCTGCTTTTTTAAACAAATTTATACTCCGTATTGAGTTTTATTATAAGATCAAAGGAAAACAAAGTCAACTATTATTTTTTTGAGTCTTCTTCCCAACGTGCCTTAGAACGTTCGTGTTCGCCTTGGCTTTGTCTTGTGTAACTTGGGTTGAGATTGTTCATTTCTAGGATATCATCTCTAATATTTTGATTTCGTTTTTCTAAATTAATTACTCTTACAAATGAATTTGTAACTGCGGCTGTATAATAAGCAAATGGGTTTTGTGATTTTGATTCATCAAACTGCAAACCAATTTGTGATAATTGCAAAATAGCCTGACCTTTCATTTCGTCATTGTACGTGTAACCACGCACATTTCCTCTAGTTGCATATCTTTCACACAATTTCATCCACATCATTGCTAATTTGTTTGTAGCCATACCGTGTGTTTTGTCAAAATGTCCATTTTCCATTCCACCTGTCCAATGGCTTTTGCCTACACAGACAAGTTCATCGTTTTCGTTAAACTTGTAGTGCTGAAATGGAGGAAAATTCAATTTTGTTTTAGTATCTGCAATAGTTTTAGGATTTTTCTTACGTCCTGGTTCTTCTGGAACATGATCAAACGTCATAATACGAAAAATTAGTTCATATTTGCTAATTTTACGGTAATCAACTTCGCATTCGGAGAGTTTTTTCTTGCGTCCAGCAGCTTTTTCTGCTTCATAAATTCTTTGTGTTTGTTTTTTTGCTTTGTTCTTTTTTGCCTCAGCAATTGTTCTAATGTTTACCTTTTCAATACTAGGTAAAATGATATCATAATCAGCATAACTATTATCAGTATAACTGCAAAAAGTATTTTTTGATTTGTGTATCTCGGCTAGAATGTCCTTGTTGTTTAAATAATTGACTTTTTTCATTTTTTCTCCAAGTTGATACACATATAATAATATATGTATTTAATTTTGTCAACTAAATATATGTAGGAGATTCGATTATGGGAATAGTAAGAGATAGCAAAGGGAATCCTGTTAGAGACAGTAGCGGTAATGCAGTTAGAACAGGCACTTCTCGAGGAAATTCGCCTGCACAAAGAAACAATGCACAGCCTCTTGATCCAAGAGTTGCTAGTGCTGTAAACGCAGGCGCAAATCAATTTCTTCAAACAGCATCAGGTAGAATTAAAAATCCTTTTTTAAAATCATTGTTTAATTTAGGTGCTGCTGCAATGAAAAGTGAAATGCGTAAAAGCACATCTCTTAACACTCTTACTAATAGACAAAATCAAATTAGCACACAAAGACAAAACTCGTATGGTTTATCAACTAATGTAGCAAAGTCATCTTATGCAGCCAACAGTAGATCTACTACAGATGATTGGCGTGTTAAAATTAAATTACCTAATATTTCAAGTTTTCAGACTAGTCCACAACTAAATCCTTTGGTTGTTAAAACAGACGGATACATGGTATTTCCAACATTACCGCAACTTCTTGTTACACATGGAGCAAACTATGATGTAATGAGTCCAACTCATACAAATTATGGCTATCAAATCTATCAAAACAGTCAAGTTGAAGATTTGACAATTGCTTGTGAATGGCCAGTAGAAAACGAACAAGATGGATTGTATTGGATAGCAGCAACACACTTTTTAAGAAGTGTTTCTAAAATGTTTTACGGTAGTGATGCACAAAGTAATTTAGGTGCTCCGCCGCCTGTTGTTGAATTGTCAGGATATGGCGACTTTATATTTCCAAATGTTCCGATTGTAATTAAAATGTTCTCTTTAGATCTAAATGATGGTGTTGATTATATCAAAGTACCATTGTACAATAGGTCTCAATTTGATGGAACAGCAGAAACTTACGGCGCAAGTCAAGGATATGATTATAGTTACGTTCCGACACTAAGCAGATTGTCAATTGTTGCAGGTATTGCACTAAGCAGAAATGAAGTAAGTCAGTTTAACTTAGACAGTTATGTGCAAGGCGATTATATTCAAGGTAATGGGAGATTTATCTAATGCCATATGCAAACACTAGTCCATATTCACAAACAAAATATACTAGAAACGGAGCATTAGGTATATTTTCACCTAGATTTATACCCGAAACAGAAGACGATATTTTATATACAATAGAACCTGTTTATAATTATAGACCAGACTTGCTTGCTTTTGATGTGTATGAAACACCTAAACTATGGTGGGTATTTGCACAACGTAATATGGATATTTTAAAAGATCCTGTATTTGATTTTAAAACAGGAACACAAATATATTTGCCAAAAAAATCTACATTGTTATCAGTATTAGGAGTTTAGTATGGCGATGCAGCCAAATATATTAAACCAATTTAGGAGTTGCAACTATAGATGGTCTCTTGGAGTTTTAGAACCTCAAGATTACAACGAAAGTGGTTTTTTAAATTATAAACCAAACCTTATTATTAGAGATGGCGGCATCGGTCAAAAAACTGTTTTAACAGAATTAGAAAAACAATACGGACAAGTTGAATTTTTTATGGATGATGTTGAAATAGAAGGGTTGTATAATCCAAATCCTGCAACAGGTACAACAAATAATGTAACATTTCAATTTAATGTTTACGAACCATACAGTGTTGGGTTGTTTTTACAAGCACTTGCAATTGGTGCGTTGCAAGCAGGGTATGCGAATTATATTGAAGCACCGTTTTATATTTCTGTAGATTGGATCGGACATACAGATCAAGGAGAGCATGGCAAAACGGTAAGTAGTAGAGGTTATGCAATTAAATGGGTTGATATACAATTCAGTGTAGATGCAGGAGGAGCAAATTATAGTTGCACTGCTACACCTTTCAACCATTTAAATTTACTAGACCAAATTGCTAATATGCAGACTACAACAAGTATTTCTGGTACAAGTGTTGTAGAGGTTTTACAAAAAGGTGATAATAGTTTAACTTCTAGTCTAAATAGAATAGAAGAAAAGGCAGTTAGAGAAGGCAAGAAACTTGTAGGCGATAGATATACAATTGTTTTTCCAAAAAATCCTGAAGGCGGCTTAATTAATGAAGATGATATTTTTATTCCCGAAATTGATCCTGTTCTAAATGCACCTATAGGATATTTTCAAGGAGCAGTTGATCCTGCACTTGCAAGAGCACAAAAAGATTCCTTACGCAGACAATTAGACACTGTGATTTCTAATATAGATGCACTGGATGATTTATCAGGGGTTGGAGATCGTGCAATTTCAGAAGCAGCACGAGCAAATTTAGAAAAAGAAAGACAAGAGATACAATCTCGTCTTAATGGTCCTGCTACACCTACAGTAACAGATACAGGATTAGGAATACCAGGTAGGATAGAATCTTTTAGAGCAGCTGAGCAATCTGGCAATGTTCAGTATGGAGATTTCTCAGCAGCAGATGTTACACTGTTCCAAGATGCAAATTCTAATTACATCGGAAACAGTCCTATTGTAAGAACATTTGAAGATCCTGGCAACATACGTTTTGCATTTGAAAACAGTAGTTGGGATGAAACTACAAGAACAATTAGAGATGCTCAATTTACAATTGATCCGTTGACAAGAGATTTTGTATTTCCGCAAAATACAAGTATACCGATAATAATTGAAGATGTAATTTTAACTAGTGAATGGGGAAGAAGTTTAATTGAACAATATCCTGATTCTGATGGTATGATGACATGGTTTAAAATCGATGTAAAAAACAGAATACTTGATACTATTGAAATGACAAAAAGTGGTAGATCTGCTATGGAGTTTCAGTACATTGTAATTCCTTATAAAGTACATTCTAGTGTTTTTGGTGCTCCTACAATTCAAACTAATTATTCGCAAAGGGCGTTAAATTTAGACAAAGGATATTTTTATTCTTATACTGGAAGAAATACTGATATTATTGATTTTAATTTTACAATTGATAATAGTTTTCACAAACCTTGGACTAATATACAATCAGGAGAAGATAGCGATGTACCAAATGTTACAAATAATAAAGTAACTTCAAAATCAGGTACTAACATTCCTCCTAATGCAAATGCTGGAATTAGGAATGTAGTATATCCATATACATTAGATATGGCAAATTCAGGCGGCGCGAGGATAAGCACGAACACTAGAAGAATAGCAGAACTTTTTAATAATTTAATTCTTAACAGTGATACAGAAAATGTGTCATTAGAATTAACAATTTGGGGAGATCCTTACTATATGGCAGAATCTGATGCAAGTAATTTTAGATTACCTGCTGATCAATCTAGATCATATGTTGCTGGAAATGTTCAAGCACCGTTTGTTTATGAACAAGTAGATATTCTTGTGTATTTTAGAACTGGATTTGACTATAGACAAGGACAAATGGTAATAGACTCTTTACAACAGTTTACAGGTTTATATAATATTGTTACTGTTAGAAATAGTTTTTCGAAAGGCAGATTTACACAAACACTGGAATTAGTAAGACGTCCAGGACAAGACGAACAAACACTTAATTCTATTGCAAGTTTGTTTGATGAAAATCTTTCTGGAGATTTAGCAACACAATTAATTAACCAATCGATTATAAATGTAGTAGATGACTTTAATAAAATACTTGAAAGACTACCACAAGAATATTTGAAAGTTACAGGATTGGAAAGAATAGATATACAAAAAGTTGTATCTGCAAGTGTAGATAATTTGTTCCAAAGAACAGGCGGAGAATATGGTGATTTTGTAGGATTTTTTAGAGACGTAACAACAAATGCACTTGCACCTGCAATAAATGTTCTAGGAGGAAATGTTAGCGATTTAGGAAATTTCCAACTACCAAATGAAGTTGGATCTAATGCATTAAATCAACTTCGACAGAAGGTGTTAGAAAGAGGTGCAGTAGACGGATCAGAAATTGCTCAAGATATTTTTAAGGCAAAAATGGAAGCATTAGATGGAGCAATAGAAACAGCAATAAGTGGAGCATTAGACGAAGCAGCAAATCAAGTTGCACCTGTGCTAAATGATATTGTAACAGCAGGAAAAAATGCAGCACCTGATGTGTATAATACTGCAAGAAAAATGACAAGAGGATTTTTCACATAATGATAGCACCTAAACCTATAAGAACAGAACTTGGTAGAACTAGTAGAGAAGCAGCGCAACCGCATACTCCTGGTACATATCTTGCTAAAGTTGTAAGTCATTTAGATCAAAGATTTATGGGCGCTCTTAGAGTGCAAATTATTAAGACAAGATCTAGTGCTGATGACGATTCAGATCCTGGACAAGTTGTTGATGCATTTTATGCAAGTCCGTTTTTTGGTACCACACCACTTACAGGTGCAACAGGACCAAACGATTATACTCATACACAACAAAGTTACGGATTTTGGGCAGTACCGCCAGATCCTGGATCACGTGTTCTTGTAACATTTGTCGAAGGCAGACATGACTATTGTTTTTGGTTTGCATGTGTGCCAGATGAATATATGAATTTTACTGTGCCTGCAGGTAATACTGCAACTGCTGTTACAGATCCTACAATGACACCTGGTACACTACTCGGTAAAAAATTACCAGTGGGAGAGTACAATAAAAATAGAGTAGATCCGCAAGGACAAAAACAACCAACATACTATCCTAAACCTCCAAATGATAGGATAACAGATCAATTGTTTAAAGCAGGTTTATTAGATGATGATACAAGAGGACTAACAACAAGCGGTGCAAGACGTGAAGCACCTAGTAATGTATATGGAATGAACACTCCGGGCCCACTTTATAAAGGTCCTGGTGCTCCTAGAGTAGATAAAGGTGTTGCAGGTGCTACAGCATCTATGTTCTCAAGTAGGATAGGCGGCCATAGTATTGTTATGGACGACGGCGATGAAAAAATACTACGTAGAGGTCCTGCACGTGAAACACCATCTGAATATGTGCCTTTAGAACAAAACGAAGGTGGCGGTAATTATGAAATACCTGCAAATGAACTGTTTAGAATTCGTACTCGCACAGGACATCAAATTTTATTACATAACAGTGAAGATTTAATTTACATAGGAAACGCAGGAGGCACTGCATGGATTGAACTTACAGCAAATGGAAAAATTGACATTTATTCTCATGATAGTGTAAGTATACACTCTGAAAACGATTTAAATTTTGTTGCTGATAGAGACATTAATTTAACTGCCTATGAAGATATGAATATCATAGTTGGTAAAGAATTAAGAATAGATGCTGGAGATCAAATAGGACTAACAAGTGGTGCAAAAATTGCAGCAAATGCTGAAGAAGGTATTAGTTTATCTGCTGGTACGTTTTTAGCAGGATATGCACCTGATAATGTAAGTTTTATTTCCCAAAACACAGCAGACTTTTTAGCAGAATCTACAGTTAATATCGGATCAGCCGCAGGAGAAGTTGCGATTGAAGG